CGCGTACCCAATACGCGTCGAGTGAACAATAAGCCATTAAGTNCAGATATCACATTGACTGCAGGAGACGTGGGGGCATACACAAAAGCAGAGGTAGATAGTCGCTCGGTCAATTTGGATGCCATTTATCCTATCGGTATTGTTGCTTGGTTTGCTCANAATAAAAATCCGAATACCTTGTTCCCTAATACAAAATGGCAGTATCTCGGTGAAAATAAAACGATCCGTTTGGCGAATTCAAATGGCTCTAATGTATTAACAACAGGGGGGGCTGATTCAATTCAATTAACCGAAGCCCAACTACCTGCACACAATCACAGCTTCTCCGCGACAACAAGCAGTTTCGATTATGGAACAAAGTCAACAAATACGACAGGAGCTCATACTCATGGTGTGAATGGTGAAGATTCGGGTTCTGGCGGTTCTAACTTTGGTCGGGGGAATGGTAATACAAGAACTATTAATGGGATGCATTCTGCGGGAAACCACGCACACACAGTTGCGATTGGAGCACATAGCCATACGGTATCAGGAACGACCGAAAGTAAAGGGAGTAGTTCAGCCATCAATGTAACCAATGCCTACATTATGCTGATGGGATGGTATCGAGTAAGTTAAGGATAATAATATGCCGATGTTGAAAATATATAACTACACAAGTGACACGCACGAATTTATCAGTGAATCAGATGGTTACATTGATGAAAATACACAATTAATCCCCTATTGCACAACAATACCGCCAATTGAGCCTAAAAAAGGGTATGCCGTTATTTTTAATGCGGAGTCTAACCAATGGGAATATCAGGTTGATTATCGAGGTCATATTGCCTATCAAACAGAAAATCGCCAACAAATTCATATTGATTTTATCGGTGAATTACCCATNACACTGACAATGTTAGAGCCAAAGACAGAATTTGATGTTTGGAACGGTAAAAAGTGGGTTCTTAATAAAACAGTACAAAAAGCACACTGGGTCGCTCAAGCTGAAAACGAAAAGATATCAAGAATTGATGAAGCGAATAACACAATAAACTATCTGAAAGATGCTCTTGATGTTGGTCTTGGTGATGATACGGATGAACGACAATTAATTGAATGGAAAAAATATCGAGTCTTATTAAATCGTGTCGACACGTCAACAGCACCTGATGTGACGTTTCCAGAAAAGCCTGAATAGTTGACGCTAAAGCCCCATCACGGGGCTTTGTTTCATCCCTCATACAATCCCCTTTCCGTGCATTTCTCTTAACCCAATCACAAAATTGAGCTATTGCAAAACAGAGGATGCGAGTAATGGCTCAAGATTATCATCATGGTGTGCGGGTCGTTGAAATTAATGAAGGCACGCGCTCTATTAGCACGGTCAATACAGCAATTGTGGGCATGGTCTGCACAGCTGATGATGCCGATGCTAAATATTTTCCCTTAAATACACCGGTTTTAATTACGGATGTGATTGAAGCGTCCAGTAAGGCTGGAGACTCAGGCTCATTAGCCAGAGCATTAGACGCAATCGGCAACCAATCAAAACCGGTCACCGTCGTTGTGCGTGTTGAACAAGGCGATAGTGAAGCAGAAACCACGACCAATATTATTGGCGGTTCTACCTCAGAAGGACGCAAAACCGGATTACAAGCTTTAACCGTTGCCCAAAGTCGATTGGGGGTAAAGCCTCGTATTCTTGCTGTTCCTGCCCATGATACTCAAGCAGTATCCTCCGCCCTTGCAGGTATCGCACAAAAAATGCGCGCAATGGCATACATTAGCGCGTATGGATGCAAAACAGTGAATGAGGCAATCGACTACAGTGAGAATTTCAGTCAACGTGAACTCATGTTGATTTACCCTGAACTTCAACGCTGGGATACCCAAACAAACTCAGAAAGTAACGTCTACGCCACTGCCTGTGCATTAGGTTTGAGAGCTAAAATCGACAATGAAATAGGTTGGCATAAAACCTTATCCAACGTAGGCATCAATGGGGTTACAGGCATTTCCGCTGACGTGTCTTGGGATTTACAAGATCCAGCAACCGATGCGGGGTTACTCAATGAAAAGAGTATCACCACATTGATTCGTAATAATGGGTTTAAATTTTGGGGTTCCCGCACATGTTCAGATGATCCGCTTTTTGCCTTTGAATCTTACACCCGTACAGCTCAAGTCTTAGCGGACACTATGGCAGAAGCGCACGATTGGGCGATTGATAAGCCACTCACTCCGACGCTGACCAAAGATATCATTGACGGTATTAATGCGAAATTACGTAGCCTTACCAGCCAAGGGTATTTATTAGGTGGGGAATGTTGGTTTGACCCTAAAGTCAATATCAAGGAAGAGTTAAAGAGCGGAAAATTATACCTTGATTATGACTACACACCAGTCCCTCCACTTGAAAACTTATTGCTACGTCAGCGGATCACCGACCGCTATTTATTAGATTTCAGTTCAAAGATTAAGGGGTAATCATGGCTTTACCACGCAAATTTAAACACATGAACATCTTTAATGATGGTCAAAATTACATGGGTATCGCAGAGGAAGTCACACTCCCCAAACTAACCCGCAAGTTAGAAGCGTATCGCGGCGGCGGCATGAACGGCGCGGCTCAAATTGATATGGGATTAGATGATGGTGCATTAGATATGGAAATCACGCTGGGCGGAATGGAGGCACAAATCTATCGCCAATGGGGAATTGAAACCATTGATGGTGTTCAGCTCAGATTTCATGGGTCAATTCAGCGGGATGATATCGGCGAAGTGCATGCGGTTGAAATGGTGGTTCGCGGTCGATACAGCGAAATTGATTCGGGAAACGTGAAAGAAGGTGACAGTTCTCAAACAAAATTGAGCGTTAAGCCTACGTATTTTCGCTTAGAGATAAATGGTGAAAAGCTCATTGAAATTGACATTATCAATATGGTTGAAATTGTGGGGGGTGTTGACCGCATGGCTGCACACCGTGCCGCACTGGGATTATAAAGGAGACATTAAACAATGGAGCAAACAGAAAAAAATCAAATCACCGTAGTTTTAGATGAACCACTAACTCGTGGCGAAACCACAATTTCCGAGATTGTGGTGCGTAAACCGAATTCCGGTGCATTACGAGGTGTTCGCTTAGCAGCATTAATAGAGATGGATGTTGACTCTGCCATGTTAGTTTTACCGCGTGTCACAACTCCAGCCTTGACCAAATCGGAAATTCTAATGATGAATCCTGCGGATATGATGAGTCTAACTAAAGAGTTAGTGCTTTTTTTGCTGCCGAAGTCGGTGACTACCGATTCCCAGAGCGATTAACCGTTGATGATTTAGTGGCAGATATTGCCACAATTTTTCATTGGTCACCCGCAGTGACTGAGCCTTATTCTCTGACTGAATTATTAGAATGGCGTTATCAAGCGCTTAAACGTAGCGGTATGGAAGATGAGTAAAGATTTGCGTTTACAGGTGATTTTAAGCGCCGTTGATAAATTCACAAAACCACTGCGCGGTATTCAAACATCCAATAAAAAACTGGCGGAAACCCTCCGCCGGTCTCGCCAAGAATTAAAAGAACTTAATCTTCAAGCCAAGCAAATTGAAGGCTTTAAGAGAACAAAGCAATCACTGGACACAGCCAATAAAGCATATCAACAAGCATCAGCAAAAGTCACAAAGTTGGCTCAAGAGTTATCTTTGGCACAAAATCCAACTAAGTCTCAGATCCGCGCATTTGAACAAGCAAAATCCGCGGCTGCCAAGTTAAAGGTAGAAGTCGGAACGTTGAGTGCCTCACTGCAACGCCAACGAGAGTCGTTAAAAAACAGTGGTATTTCGACGCGTCAATTGAGTCAAGCTCAAATCAGGTTAAACAGTGATATTGATTCCGCTAACCTACGTTTACAACAACAAGAACAACAGTTAAAGCGCGTTGCTAACCAAGAAAAACGCATGTCTGCTGTAAGAAATAGTTACCAGCAAACCATGGATGTGCACAATAAAATGGCGGGCACTGGCGCTGGTATGGCGACGGTTGGAGTAGGTATTCTGTATGGCGCAAAACGAACCCTTACTGCGGGATTTGATTTTGAAAAAGGCATGTCAACGGTACAAGCCTTAACGAGGTTAAGTAATGATTCTTCAGAATTAAAAGCATTAACGGAGCAAGCTCGCCATCTAGGAGCAACAACGAGTTTTACGGCAAATGATGTTGCCGGGGGAATGGGATTCCTTGCTATGGCAGGATATACGCCTGACAAAATACAAAAAGCAATCCCATCAATGTTAGATTTAGCAAAAGCAGCGGGTATGGATGATTCCCTTGCTGATGTCGCTGATATTGCATCAAATATACAGAGTGCATATAAAATTCCTGCGGATGAGATGAAGCGAGTCGCTGATGTGTTGGCATTTGGTTTTACTACATCAAATACAGACTTGCGGATGTTAGGCGAAACAATGAAATATCTTGCACCTAACGCTCAAGCCGCTGGGCAAGAATTTGAGTCAATGGTTGCAACCGTCGGATTACTTGGAAATGTAGGCATTCAGAGTTCAACGGCAGGAACAGCACTGCGAATGTCATTGGTGAGATTAGCATCTCCACCTAAAGCGGCTAATAAAGCATTAAAAGAGTTGGGAGTAACAATAGCTGATAGCTCTGGTCGAATGAAAGCTATGCCAATTATACTATCAGAGGTAAATGCGGCATTTAAAAAGAAAGGTATTAGTGGCATCGGAAACGTCAAAAAAATGGCTTATGTGAGTGATATATTTGGCGTTGAGGCTTCAGCTGCGATGCTTGAATTATTGGATAAGCAAAGCGAAATCGATCCAGAGAAACGCATTGATGCGTATATTGAACAAATAAAAAATCAAAAAGATACAGCGAGTCAAATTGCTAGTACAAAAGCAAATAACTTAGATGGTGATGTGAAAAATATGATTTCAGCATCTGAGGATGTGGCGATCACTATTTATAATGATATTCGAAATCCATTACGTGATATTACGAATGAAGTTACTGAAATTATTAGAAAGTTTGGTTTTTGGGCTAAGCAAAACCCGAAGATAGTCAAATGGATAATGGCGATTGCATTGGGGTTTGCTGCTGTAATGTCTGTTCTCGGTGGGATTTCACTGATGATAGCCGCCATGATAGCCCCGCTGGCGATGGCAAAATTGAGTCTTGCTGTTTTAGGGATTAAAGGCAGTGGTTTTTTATCGCTGCTAATTAACCCGATTAAACTGATTGGCAGTGCTTTTATGATGCTAGGGAAAGCCTTATTAGCCAACCCGATTATTTTAATTATCACCACGATTGCTGGGTTAGCTTACCTGATTTATAAAAATTGGGATGCGATAGCACCATTCTTAAAAAACGTCTGGGAAAAGGTGTCCAAAATCTTTGACGAGGCATTAAGTGCCATCAAAACATTTATCTCTGACAAGTGGGATCAAATTGTTTCTGATGTAAAAGCCTTACCCGAACGGTTTAAACAAATCGGTGGTGAAATCATCGATAGTTTGAAAAATGGCATTCTTGAGAAATGGGAAGCGCTAAAGTCCACTTTTGCCGACATTAAGCGCGCAGCAACAGATTTATTACCTGAATGGATGTTATCCGATGATGCAAAAGCCGAGAGATTAGCCGCGAAGCCAAGTGGAGCATCTATTGCAGGCAAAACACTGGCAGGATTATTCGACCGTGGTGGCTATATTCCTCGGGGGCAATTTGGCATTGTTGGCGAATATGGTCCTGAAATTGTCAATGGTCCGGCTAATGTAACAAGCCGAAAACATACTGCGGCACTGGCGGCGGCAGCGTTGACATTGGGGGCGATGCCCTCAACCGCAAATCAGCCAATTCATCCGTATGCATTACCGCCAAAGAATTACGTTTCAACGTCAGTGAATATCACTCAACGTCACAGTGAAGCCAGTCGTTCTCCTATTGAAATTCATATCCATGCCGCACCTAGCCAGTCGGCAGCCGATATTGCAAAAGAAGTTGCCAAACAACTTGCGTACGCGCAGCGCAGAGCGGAATCACGGCGATTAAGTCAGTACCAAGATAGCGAGGAGTTTTAATTATGGCGATGGCGGCATTAGGGTTATTTGTTTTTCATTTGCGAACAACGCCTTATCAAATGATGCAGATTAATAAAAAATATCGATACGGTTTTAATCACCGAGTGGGCAAACGCCCTGCTTTTCAGTTTATCGGTGCTGACAGTGATGACATCACGTTGAGTGGTTCATTGTTTCCGTCATTAACAGGCGGCAAATTATCATTACTTACTTTAGAATCAATGGCTGAAACAGGGAAAGCATGGTCGTTAATCGATGGTAGTGGCACAATTTATGGCATGTATGTTATCGAAGAAATCACACAGGCAAAAAGTGAGTTTTTTGATGATGGTGCAGCAAGAAAAATTGATTTTACGCTGAAGCTAAAACGAACGGATGAATCGCTGTCTGAAATGTTCGGTGATTTAAGCCTGCAGCTAAATGATATTCAGGGAACTCTACGGCTATGAGTTTTTTTTCAGGAATAGAATCAACGCCTATCTTTGTTCTTACCGCGAATGGCGTCAACATCAATGCTCAAGTTCAAGGTCGATTAATCTCGCTATCAATGACAGATAACCGAGGGTTTGAAGCGGATCAGATTGATATTGAATTAGATGATAGTGACGGGCAACTGGCATTACCCAGACGAGGTGAAAAGCTGTCATTGCATTTAGGTTGGAAGAACGAAGCCTTAATTTATAAGGGGACGTTTACCGTTGATGAAATTGAGCATAGCGGCACACCTGACCGATTAATGATACGCGGGCGTAGCGCTGATTTTCGTGAAACATTGAATGTTAAACGAGAACAGTCTTATCACCAAAAGACACTTGGGGATATTGTCCGCACGTTAGCTGAGCGCAATAAACTGAAACCTGTTATCGACAATAAACTTGATAAAATCAGAATCTCTCATATCGACCAAACCAATGAGTCTGACGGTTCATTTTTAACCAGATTTGCCAAACTGGAAGGCGCGATTGTTGCGGTTAAAGATGGAAATTTACTGTTTATGCGACAAGGTGAAGGGTTAACCGCAAGCGGGCAACCGATCCCAACGATGCATATTACTCGCTCTGTGGGAGATGGACACCGTTTTTCACTGGCTGATCGTGGCGCTTATACTGGCGTTGTCGCCAACTGGTTAAATACGCGTGAGCCTAAAAATAAAAAAAAGGTAGAGATAAAACGTAAACGGAAAACATCGGCATCAAAAGAAGCCCCAAAAGAAAAACAAGGAGAATATTTAGCGGGAGAGCAAGGAAATGTGCTAACCCTATCTCATACCTATGCAACGAAAGAAAATGCAGAAAGAGCAGCCAAGGCACAATGGGAAAAAATTCAACGAGGTGTAGCTTCATTCTCTATTCAACTCGCGAAAGGTCGTGCGGATTTGTATCCTGAAATGCCGATAACCCTTAGTGGTTTTAAACCCGAAATTGATAATGCAGAATGGACGCTAACGCGAGTTGTTCACACATTGAATGACAGTGGTTTTATGACAGCATTAGAGTTAGAAGTGAAAATTTCAGAGTTGGATATTGAGTGATAAAAAATAACACTACATAAAAAAAAATTTGATATAGTATCAGCAATATCAACATCATGACGAAAGGTACATTATCATGATGAATTGTCCTCTTTGCGGTCATGCCGCCCATACTCGTAGTTCTCAGCAAGTCTCAAAAGAAACCAAAGAACGTTATAACCAATGCCAAAATATTAACTGTGGTGCAACGTTTGTAAGCCATGAATCAGTATCAAGGTTTATCGCCAAGCCTAAACTTGTTGAAGCAGTAAATCCCCATCCTAAGAAGTATCAGCAAACATCATTGTCATTATAA